GGCAGAGTTGGCCCAGTTCCAGCCCACTTTGGCTTCGGAAGGGATGATTAAAGTTCGACCCCACTCAAGGGGAACCGGTACCTTGATCTCCTCAAGCAAGACTGGAAGGACCTCATCTTCTTTTTCCTCTCTATATTGAATAAGAATGGCATCGTGAACTTGCAAGAGCAAATCACACAAGCCAGTCCGCCAAACTTTTAGCATTCCAGTATTAAGGATGTCACCTACCGATCCCTGAGGGTCGTAAGCGATGGCGGCTCGCTGGACATCGGCGTCATTACGCCTGCCAAAGAACCATCTCCGTCTCCCCATAAGGGAGATGAGATAGCCGTCGCGCCAAAGGGTATCCTTAACATACTGATGCCACATAGGTATTTCAGGGAAGGCCTTGAAGTAGTCGTGCTGAAATACCTTTATGGCATCAATAGCTATTTTAGTATGTTGCTGCATAGTGAACGGTTGGCCCTCGTAGTTGGAGCCGTGCCCTAGCACCTTGCACATATGCCTCAATGAGTGCTGACGGTAAAAAGGTTGCTCGGCAAGAGCCTTGTCGGCTTCCAGCCGGCCGGTCCAAGGTTGATTGGGACTTGTCATCTTGGAGACAGCGGTGTGGAGATCACCACTCTCACAAGCGTCCAAATAATTGGACAGCTTAAATTTGTTCCAGCAGATAGCCCCTACCGCGCGGCTTTCTGCCTGTTCGAGGTCTATGTAAGCAAACTTTTTGCCCTGATCCGCAATAAAAACACGCCGAAGCCTCTCCTCAATGTTCTGGAGATTACCACCACCTTCTTCAAATTCACTGAAAGAGGAAGAAAATCTGCCGGTGGTTGTTCCTGCAATGTTAACAGATGTTCTAATTCTGCCGTCGGCATCGACTCGAGTCTCGAGAGTATTGACTTTCTTCCACAGGTCGCGAAGTGTGAGTATGTGAGCGATAAGGGGCTCGGCCATGAGATAGTTTTGTGCCAACTTCTCAAGCGCGTCTCGGCGCGTTGTGATCGCGCCGTGGAACTTTTGTTCAGGAAAGCCCATGATCGTATAGAGCAGGTGACGAAGCTGGTCGGGGGACCGCCAGTTGGCTCCTTCAACGCCAACTCCTTCTCGTATGATACGGTCAAGGTTATTAGAAACACGACTGATTATTCCTTTGTATTCACTTATGGCGCGATCTCGCGCCACAAAGTCGATTGCGATCCCTCGCATGTTTATGTCGAGAACCGGCCCCTGAAGATCGCGAGAGAAAGAATAAGTATTAGAACTAAGATTGTCCAGCTGAGGAAGAAGGTTACCGAGAACCTCCAGAGTAACACAATTATCCAGGCCATTATAAATCCACTCCCTTTCGGTAGAGGACCGAGGAAAGTCCTCGGTGATGTCGGCTGTTTGGAAGACCTTCATTTGGGCGCGTCGGCTCGAAGAATATAGTCCTCAACCGGGTCCTCAATGGCGTAGAGGACCGGACAGCCTGAAGCGTGGGCAAGTGCCACTTCCCCTCTCACGCCAAAACTCTCCTGCCACCCATCAATACAGAGAACAATGACACCCCCTCCGCCGAGGACCATGGCCTTATCATATTCGAGCCAGAACTCATGGCCTTTAGGCAGCTCATAAATGGAAGCGAGTTCGTGACAATGGACGATCGAACTGAGGACTATCATTTTCTGTTCAAGGGCCCAGGCCACAAATCTCATCGCTGCCCTATATCTTTTCTCTCTAAGGGCTTTAGCCCTTTCACCCTCCAGCCCTCGGGCCGAATAGGGGGAAGCAACATACCAATAGTTCTTAGGCTGTACCATTTTCGAACCTCGATGGTTTGATTGCTTGGAGGGCGAAGACAATGCTTTCACCCTGAATGTCCTTGTGGACCAACTCAAAGTCGGCCCGGTAGAACCAACGGTAGTCAGACATGGCAGTTATGCCAACTTGTTTTTTATATTCCTCTTGAGAGAGAAAAACAAATGACTCAAAGGTCACCGCTCTCGTGTGGCCGGGATCACCCCAGAGCCAGGCACTTTTCAGTGCCGGGCTAGTGCCCACCACAAACCCTCCGGGTTTGAGAATGCGCCAGAACTCTGCCCATTGCCGGAAGAAAAAATTCCAGTCGCCTTGGCGGCCGGTGTGCTCTAGCACCTCATAAGCGTGAATTTCATTATATTCATTTGACTCGGCAAACGAATAGGGAAGACGCTCAAGGTCCCAAAGAATGTCGGGCTTGTGGTCGCCGTTGATGTCAAGGGTGACAAGGCCCTCCCACTCTTCCGAGTCAACCGCCACCCTCTTCTTGAGGTTTCGGCCACAGCCAATTAATAGTTCCCTTTTCATTTTTTGTTCCAAGGCTTAAAGGTGAGGAGAAAAGTGAGAGATGGAAAGTGACCGGTGAAAGTTATGGCTCGGTCGTCAAGGGTCACAAAAGCAGAGGGCTTTTTGGTGGGCCATTCTATATCATGTACCCAAGCGAAATAAGGATGCTCTCTCGCCGCCCAGTCCTTGAGCCAGTCTTGCATAGCCTCAATGCCTCCCGGCTCGCCGCTCCTACTAGAAAAAATTGTGACTCGGAAAGAGGTGAGGGCATCGCGAAGAAAGTCCATTGCGCCGGGCACTGGCCCGTCTCGAATTATGGTAGGGCCGGACCAGCCACTCTTATAGGAGTGGATGACTCCATCGAAATCAACACAGAGAATTGGCTTGCGCTCAGGCATTATTCGTCTCTCTTGTTTGTTTTCCGATCTCTCATCAGTTTCCACGCTGGTTCGTCCGTGTAAACCGAGCCGAGAAACCCGAGTCCTTTCGGGCTCTCTGGCTGCAAGGCATGATGGAGTAACATACTGTCGTGTTCACAATTCGTCGGCCTGATCCCGTAACCTCTATACAAAAAATGTAAGTCATATAACCCGTTCTGGAATACCTTCTTCGCAGGCAAAGCACATATATCTTTGACATGCTTCCAAGCCTTTATCTCTGTGGCCAAATCGGGCCAATAGGACTGACCCGGCTTCCTTGAGTCTAGAAAGGGGATGACCAGCGCGCGATCTATTTGCGCGCTGAAGCCGATGCAAGTTATCTGCTGGGCAGCCGTCTCGATGTCTACGGCGATATACTCGGCTCGGTCCAGATATTTCGAGGTAAATACCTCGATGTCCTCAATGGTCTCTGGGATAAATATTTCTCGCCGGGGTCTTCTAACCTCAGAGAAAGCGCTCTCGCGCTTGGCCTTGGCCAAATCAATAACTGTGACTGCTCTATATTTGTATTCGCGAAGCACCGCCGCAGGGTGGAAAGTGGGAAGTACCTTAAGTCCCGGTACAAGTGTTGAGTGGAACACTGTTCCGCGAATTTTGGTAATACTGGTTTGGGCAAAGAGGGCCCAGGAAGGGGTGTTGCCAAGGGCAATAGCAAGAGTAGGCTTAACATCTTCGAGTTGCCTCTTCAATCTGGCCAACTCCGGCTCATATTTAGGCCAGAGATATTTGCCCATTTTCAGCGGGGGAAGGGTGGAACCGGTCTCTCGTTTAAGACCACAGAGGGCCAAGACATCATTTTTACTGTTGGGGCGAAGGTCGAAAGTGTTGGCGCAGAAGAACTCGGGGTGCGCGGCCCAAACGAGAGCAATGTTAAGAGGGTCTCTGCCCTTCCGCCAGAAGTCCTCGATGGCGGAGTAATCCGCCTGGCTTAATCTAATTAAGCCAGCCTCATTCATCATGGTTAGAAGTTCGACACCACTGGCCCCGACAAAAGGAATGCCGTTAAGGCGATCTTCGTTCTCGCCTCGGGCCTCACCTATCAGAGCGATGGTCACTTGAGCCTCTCGTTTGCCCTTTTGGCAAACTCCTCATTGATCTCCAAGCCCTTCAGATAACTGGCACCGAGCGCCTTCGCGGCCCTCAAAGCACTCCCACTGCCCGCTGTGGGATCAAGGATCGAAGTCGATCCATCAACAAACATCTTGAAGAAACCTTCAAGAGCCAGCTGACTTTTCTCGCTCATATGCCCGTCTCTTACCGATGCCGAGCCTATCGAGTTCGATGTCGCCCTGACGATCTTTCGATCTCCTCTAGAGCCATAGAAAGCTGTCTCATAAATCCTTCGCGGTCCACGTTCCGGGTCAGGGAGGAGGCCAATGTTATCCGTCTTCGTCCATATGAGAGGGAACGGATCAATTGCCCAGCCCATATCTTCCAGCCTTTGTTTCGTTTCACAGTAGAACCTCATAGAAAACCAGAACATCAAATGGCAAGACTCGGCAGCTACTCGTGGTAGACTATCCCTCAGAGATAAAAGGAGGGACCAGTAATGATCTTCTGTGTCAGCGTAGGAACCATGTTCCTGGTGAGTGTAGCCTTGTTGGCGCTTGTCCGCGCCAATGCCATAAGGGAAATCGCAGTGAATAAAATTGAAGAGCGGGCCGGAATAGGTCTGTTGCCACTGGTGGAAATCAAGATTGAGAATGACGGGTTCAACGGCCTGAGGCCGTGGCGCGCCTTCAATCTCCATGATCTGAGCAACAACCTCATCACCCCTTCTACTCTCTGCCCGCCTCACTATTCCCCGCGCAGTGCTGAATTTGGGCGCGTCAGCTATGATTGAATTGCCCGCTTTGATCTCCTTGGCGACAGCCAGCTTTTCGCTAACGGTCTCTTGCTTAAGGAGCAAGGCAGCAGCGGTTGAGTCCTGGGTCCAAGAGCTGTCTCTCTGAGACATAATGGTATGGAACTCATCGATGGCAAGGCATTGTTCTTGCCAAGTCAAGTCTTTTCTTCTGGTGTTCTCTTCGAGCTCAATTATCTTGAGCTCTGTCGGGTCAACCTCATCTGCGTACTGACTCATTACATGGGTCAAGCCGAGCCACTTATGAGCTAGATAACGGCGTTCGCCAGCAATAAGCTCGTGGGTCTCTCTTTGAATTACTATGGGATGGATCAGGCCGATCTTGCGGATGGACTCGCCGAGAGACTCGATGTCCTCTTGACTAATTTCTTTCCTTTGGCGCCCTGCTCGGTTGACTGAGATGGAGTCGATCTCGACGGAGCGGAAAGTACCTGAGGTCATGATTTTTCCTTTACCGATGGATCGGAGAGAGCGGCAGCGATAATTTGGCGGGATAACTGCTGCCAGTCTTCAAACACACCGTCGCCGACATATACATGCGTCGATGTGCATACTGTCATCGTCTCCAGCTCACGCAGCGCCGCCTTGAGCTTGTCCCGCTCGGCAATCATTCGGCGTCGTTCAAGCCACAGTTCGTCTTTCTCATCTTTCAGCACGAGGTGCAGCCTTAAGGCTTGATCCCGCTCGGCCTCAAGCTCGACGATGCGGGCTGTCTTCTCGATATTTCCAGCCTGTGCGGTTAGATGATCAAGTGCGGCAGCGACTGTAGCTTGGATCACCGAATAGCATCGCTGGCTTTGTGCCTTCTCGCCGATTGCCTCGGCGGCTGCCCTGACCTCTCCTGCAAGATTGTCAAACGCAACGCTCATGGTGTCTTCCATTTTGTTTTTCCTTCAAGGCGGAGGTGGCGCTCCATGGGAGGGACGCCACCCCCTACTGACCAGACTTAGGACCGGCGAGGCCTGGTCAGGTCCCTTGTCTCGGCGAGCCGTCAGGCAAGCGGGTTATAGAGACGTTCGCCCACATAGCATTGGAACGGTGCGCTCGTATGATGAAGGTCTTGTCAGGACCCTCTGGGAGTACCTGCTCCAGCACATCGCTGTAGGCCTTCGCGGCAGCCCTGACAGCGGCCATCTCCTCAAGCTGCTTTTCAGTCGGCTTGAGATACTCATAAGTTGAAGAGTGCATCATGACTACACCCTCATCGTCTTGGCAAGGTTACCAAAAATCCTCTTGCCATCATCGCTGGGCTGGTGGGAAATGGTGGCGAGCACCTGCTTCCCCGGCGCCTCCATCATCATCTCCTTCAGAGATTTCTCTGCTCCGTTGGGGCCGTTGGGCTCGATGCCAAGGTGGTCAACCAAAAACTCCTTGAGCCGGTAGGCACTCTCTTCAGTAATGTAGAAAAGGAGGCCCTGTCTCCCCTTGAGTTCCTTCCCCTGTACCCCTCCATAGGCCTCAATTTCGCTCTGTGAGACATCTTCCTGGGGCTGGAGGATTTTGCTGGGGAAGAAAACGAAGTCGGTCTTCTTCTGGCTGGATTGACCCATCTGATATTGCCCTTGCAATATCACGAGGTAAGTGCCGACAGGAAGAGCCTTGGGCTCCTCGATCTCTGAGGCCTTACGGTCAAGAATTGAGCTGAAGTTTGCCATTGTCTTGGTCCTTCTCGGGGACTTCCCCGCTCTTGAGAAACTTATAGATAAGTCCGGCATGACTGAGAACTTCTTCGATTGGCCTAGAGGATATTCTCAGAGCCAAGTCGATCGCAGCCATACGCAAGGACTCCTCGTGAGGTAGAACAGTCTCTTCGTCTTTTTCCATCAGTTTCCTTTCGCTTGGGTTGGCACCCTGGCCCAGAATTGAACTGGGATTTATCGCTCATCGCGTCACTCTACCATTGAGTTACCAGGGTTAGTTTCCTTTAGCCTGCTTAAAAAACTCGGCAAGGGCCACGTCGGTCTGATAGACCGCCGGAGCCTGTCCCCCAAGTGGGTTCTTCAGGTCCAACAGAGGGGTGGGGGCAGTTCGGATGACTTTGCTCTTGCCGTCGGCGGAACTTTCGGCCAACAGAATTGTTGGGAAGTAAGTGGGAATATCTGGGCCGAGGGCTGAGCCCGGCCCTCTTGGGAAGCCTTTGATAACACCATCCCCACCTCTTTCCTGATAGGAGATATGGGCTATGACAATGACATTGGTCTGAAAGGCCTCGCTGGTCAACATTGACAAGCCCGCTGCTATGGTCCGCTGGGCCTCGCCATAAATAGCCCTTCCATCTTTGTCTCCCCCCTTCCCCGCTGGGGTTATGAAATCGCCCCAGCGCATAGCGCTATCACTCCAACGAGAAAGGCTATCAATAACAACAACAGTGTTATCTCCCCAAGCAGCAGGAACAGTACCATCCTCCCACTTATCGAACGCCTTGATAGCATCGTTAAACGCTTTAGGAGTTCCATCTACTATCGGGCCTACCGGGCTCGCCTTCAGTTTATCTCTAAAGGTCATATAAGAGACGTTTGGCATTTTGTCGGGGCAGAGCTGTTTGATCTTGTGGATCAAAGGGGATAGGAGAGCGTCGAAATCCCAGATCCGAAGTTTGTAGCCCGCCTTGACAAGAGAAACCAGAGAGCTGGTTTTCGCCGTGCCAGCGTCTCCAATTAGGAGGAGCTTGATGTATTTGGAGGAGCCATGATCGGCAAGAGGTGGCATCAGCGAACCTCCAAGGGGTTCCAATGGGAAATGATAAAGTCTGACTTCAAGGCTCGGTCCCGCAGGGACGGGTCCATCGAACAGACTTTTCTGAATTGGCACCCATCATACTTATGACAGGCCTGAGGGTTCATGGGGTAGCGGCCCGACTTGGCCCGCTCAAGGGCCTGTGGAAACCAATCATACCTCAATTCGTTAAGATATTCCTGAAGTTCAAGGTCGGTGCGGTAGGAAATGGTCCGGCCAAAGTTCGTTGCTCCAATATTTATCTGAGCAGCGTCGATCAATATGCCCTTGATGGGCATTTTGTAGATGACCTGGCCAGCCAAGGTGTATTGGGTCACCTGGACGTTTGGCTTGAAGGTCTCGTAATAACGAGAGGCCAAGGCCGAACTGGTTGTCTTTCTGTCGGAGCCATAGATATTGTCTGCTAGTTTGACAAGCCGATCCATGTGGCCAGTCAGGACATAGTTTGTCCCCTCTTGGGGACCAAAGTCGAGGGGCATTTGGAACGTAAGTTCCACGGCAGGGGAGCCATCTGCCAGCGCAATAGTGCTGGCAGGGTCCTCTTTGAAGTGTTCAAGGTACCAGATAACTGAGCGGACAAGGGTTTCTCTGGTTTTCTTGTCGTGGTCAGAGACCCAAGGCTTTCCGTCGATCCATGTCTGTTCGAGAACATAGCGAACAGACATTCGTTGAGCGTTGTTAAAATCTTCGCCCTTGAAGCGAAGACGGTCGAAAAGTTCGAGAGCAGAGTGGTAGACTATCCCATAGAAAAGGTGGACGCTTTCGTGCTTCGACCTATATCCAACTACCATTGAGTAGTAGTATTTCCGCCAGCACTCCTGCATCCAAGAGATGGAGGTTTGGTCCCAGGCCCACTGAATGGTTGTGCCAGGAATGAAAGGTGAGGGGGCTTGCGCCCCCTCTTGAAGAGAGCTATTCATCACTGGGAAAGGCGTTCAGAGCGTTCTCGACGTTCTCAAGTGCCTCGTCCAAGTAAGACTTGGTATCCTCCCACGGAGAGGTGGCCTCCTCGTCGTCGGACTCGAAATTCTCGATCTCCTGCTCGACTTTTCCGGCGGCGTCCTGCAACTCGATCAATACAGCGTTCAGTTTCTTCTTGATCTCTTCCATTTTCGCGGTCCTTTAGGTTAGAAAGTGGCCCTCTTAGATGTCATCCAGCAGGCCCAGGGCCTTTAGGTCAACTGCTGAAACCTTATCTTTTTTGGCTATAGTTTTGGTTGAGCCGGGGGCTTTCGCGCCCAGATTGTACTGTGCTCTCGCCTCTCTATAGCGCGCGATGATCTGGTCAATGTCAGTGTCGGCCGCTTGGCGAGGGTCCATCGAGAAAAGTTCGGCCAGGGTGCTCATAGGTTGGCGATCTCCACTTCCGGCGCGGGGGCCATTGTTCTCTCTGCGAACTTGGCATCCAACCTATTCAGATGGTTCCGAATGATCAGGCGGATCGCCGCTCCCGCCCCATTCTTCTGGTAATAGACTTGGAGGCGTTGAAAGTCGCCCTCGAAAAGGTTCAAGGTGACCTTGTGAAGGGGAAGAGTGTCTTTCATGGACAATCCTTTACTAGCCAGACCTGTCCCCGGCTCTCTAGAGAGATGAGCCGGATGGACAGGAACTCATGGGAACTGGCTTTGGCCTCTAGGAGCAAAGCCAAGATGGCTTGAGGGGTTTCAGTTTCCAAGATGATGCCCTTGGGGCTCGAGAGAGCATGATAAAGATGCTCGATCATATCGGAACGAGCCGAAACACTAATTGACTCGGCAGTCTGGGCCATCTGGGGGAAGGACTTTCTGCCGTCGGCTCGTTCGGAAATGATCCCTTTCAGGGGGCAGGGCGAAAGGAAATAACTCCCTGCCCCCCGTTCCGGTCTCCCGAAAGGGAGACTAGGCGGCCTGAGCGTCCGGCTCGATGGAGGCAAGAACATCGCCCATCTCGGCCGAAGCGGCCTGAGCGATCCTCTGCTTCTCCTCGACCCTTGTCCGGGCAACCTCGCGGAACCTCTCGCCCTTTGGCGAGGCGAGAAGGGTTTCCACTGCCGCATTGATCTGCTTGGCATCCGCCGACTGCTTCTTTTCGGCCAGCTTGGCCTTGATGGCCGCGCGGGCAAGGCCGCGGGCCTCGACCTCAACGGGGTCGCGGCTAACGCCACCACCCTCACCCCGTACTCCAAATTCGTAGTCCTCATCATACTTGGAGATCAGGGACTGAAGGTCCTCACCTTCCTTGGCCTCCTTGACCTTCTTGGCGAAGTTGTTCCGGATGTTCTCGTGCCGGGTCTGGTTGAGAGTGTGGGCCTCGCCAGCGGTCAAGGGCCGACCGAGGTCGCCCTCTACATATGGCGAGCTGACCACGAAGGACTTCCCCGCGATTGTAATGGTCTGCTCGTTCATCTTCCACTCCTAGTTGGGCCTGTTGGCCCGGTTTGAACTGGCCCGTTTCGGGCCGCACGTATAATATGGCACACTCTTGTGTGCCTGTCAAGACATTTAGTCAGGGGGATATGGTCGAACCGCCGGGCGATAGGTCAACACCAGTTGACCTTAATCAATCCTTGCTATCCGAAAGCTTGCATCTTTCTGCACCACCGCCACCCAAGCGTAGGGGTAGAACAACACTAATTCCTCTCTGACCCTAGCAACGGCCAGGGGGTAAAAGGTTGGGTCAGAAGGGTAGTGAAGGCCGAAATGATTATCCATTGTAAAGCCCTCAAAATGAGTGAAGCCACC